CATGATTAAATCAATTGAGCACAGTCATTTATCGGCGCTTCAAGTGCGTCCGGTTGTGATGACGATGGATGACGTAGAGGATTATGTCGCACTATCCAAAATCGGTATTAACTTCACGCCGCAACAAGTCAAGATTATGGCTAGCTTCGCAATGGATGCGGCCAATCAAGCTGGCGTTACTGCTGGCTCGATGACAACTCCGGTTCAGTTTTTACAGAACTGGCTTCCTGGCTTTGTCCGCGTACTGACCGCTAAACGAAAGATCGATGAATTAGTCGGGATTACCACATCAGGCTCGTGGGAAGACGAAGAAGTCATACAGGGTCTGTTGGAAAATCTGGGTACAGCCGTTCCTTATGGTGACTATACCAATGTCCCATTGAGTTCGTGGAATGCTAACTTTGTTCGTCGCAATGTTGTTCGCTTCGAGCAAGGTTTAAAAGTTGGCGCTTTGGAAGAAGCTCGCGCAGCACGTATTCGTATTAGCACTGCTGCTGAAAAACGGGCATCGGCTGCTTTGACTCTGGAAATACAGCGTAACTTGATCGGCTTCAACGGCTTTAATGCAGGTAATAACCTGACTTATGGCTTCCTGAACGATCCGTCATTGCCAGCTTATGTCACTGTGGCGACTGGTGCATCATCTTCTACTTTATGGTCGAAGAAAACAGCATTGGAAATTATCACTGATATTCAAACTGCGGCTGCTCAATTGCAAATCCAATCTCAGGACAACATCAATCCTGAAGATACGCCGACTACATTGGCTGTTGCGACTGCCATTTACCAATGGTTAAGCTCAGTATCAACTCTGGTTGCAAACTCGGTGCGCACATGGATGACTCAAACTTATCCTAAAATGCGCGTCGTATCTGCTCCTCAGTTGAGTGCTGCCAATGGTGGCGCTAACGTGTTTTATCTGTACGCCGATGCTGTAGAAGATGGCGCAACAGACGATTCACGCACCTGGATTCAAGTTGTGCCTGCCAAGTTCCAAGCTCTCGGTGTTGAAAAACAATCGAAATGGTATGTTGAAGATTACACCAATGCGACTGCTGGAGTGATGTTAAAACGGCCATACGCAGTTGTAAGATACACGGGATGTTGAAATTAACACCAATTAACGAGTAATCAGCGTAGAGTGCGTTAATATACCCCCTGTTAATAACGGGGGGTACTTACATGAAAAGCGGTTAGAATTTAATTCTCAATTAAAATCGGAGCAATAAAATGGCAAAGAATTCCTACGTATTTTCAACATTGGCAAACGATCAGCAATATGTCAATTGGGTGAAAAATGATAACGGCAACAATGAAAAACAGCATCCTGTTTTGATTAAGGGTGGAACTGGCGTTGCTAATGATCGGTTTGTTACGCCATTGGGCGTGGCGACTGAAGTAGATGAAAATCAATTGGCAGAATTAAAGAAAAATCCATGCTTCATCGAACATGAAAAGCTAGGGTTCATCGTTGTTCAATCGAAAAAAGCCGATCCTGAAAAGGTTGCTGCTGATATGGATTTGAAAGATAAATCGGCGCCAATTACTCCTTCCGATTACAAGGAAGAAGGCGAAGAAGCATTGACTGTGACCACTAATTAATCATGACTACGCCTGTCTATAACGACACTAATTTCCGCGCTCAGTTTCCGGTATTCGCCAATATGACGACTTATCCTGAAGCGATGCTGTCTGGTTATTGGGCTATGGGCAGTGCGTACATCAGCACGAACAATGTAAATTGTGTGTGGACTTCGGCGCAAGCTCAATTAGCAAATGATTTAATGGCTGCTCACTTAGCGCAATCGTTCACACTGATTAATAATGGAGTTCCTGTCGTATTGGTTCAAGGCTCTACAGAAGGCTCTGTGACTGTTTCCGTTACGCCGCCGCCCGTTAAGTCGTCATTCGGATATTGGCTTGCCACAACGCCATATGGTATGCAACTACGCGCATTGTTGAAAGCCGTTGCAGGTGTTGGTTTATATGTTGGTGGATTGCCTGAGCGTTCGGCATTTAGAAAAGTAGCAGGTATATTCTAATGGCGACTAAATTTAATTTAGATAAAATCAAGGCTAAATTAGAAAAAGCGCCCAAAGAATTTGATGGCATCGTGGCGCAGATCGGCATTCCTAAAAGCGCTGTTTATGAAAATGGCGAATCGGTAGCGTACATTGCATCAATTCAGGAATTCGGTGCGCCATCAGTCAAGATTCCACCTAGACCATTTTTCAGGCCGACAGCAGAAGAAAAGCAAGGAAAATGGATTGATATTATTAAACATCTTGCGCCCAATGTCGTAAAAGGTGAGATGAGTGGATTTGATGTTTTAGATACTGTTGGCCGTGTAGCTGCGTTAGATATTCAAGATACCGTAGCAGGTATTTATACTCCGGCATTATCGCCAATTACTGTACTGCTTCGTAAGTGGCGCAAGGCTGGTGAGAAAATTACTGGCAGAACTGTTGGGGAAGCTGCATTTGCCATAGCTAATGGTGTTAATCCAGGCAATGACAATAAACCTCTTAACGATTCCGGCTATATGATTGCATCTATTCGAAGCGCAGTAGCTAAAAAAGATTCGGAGATGGACTGATGGGATTTTTTGACGTTCGATCAATTGCCAACCCATTTACTCAGATCACGAATCCGAATCAAGAAATTGCTTGGCTTCAGAATTCTGGCTATACCACTGATGCAACGGGTCACAGAACGCCATTGCAAACAACAGTGCCGATTCAAGCCCAGATACAAGGCTTGTCCGCTGCTGATTTAAGGCATTTAGACGGATTGAATATTGAGGGAGTATTGCGCTCGGTGCATATGTTCGGAAATGTGCAGGGCGTTGTTCGCGCGGATCAAAAAGGCGGGGATATTTTGCAATTCCCTGAAATTCCCGGTGGCACAATAAAAAATTGGCTTATTATTAAAGTCATGGAAACTTGGACTAATTGGGCACGCGTTGTCGTTGCATTGCAAAACCCATGACTATCTCTCAATCAATATTAGAAACAGATGTATTTACGGCGCTCAGAGCGTTTTTATTGCTTATCCTGCCATCTGGCACGGAAGTAGTCCAAGCGCAGGACAATCAAGTATCCATGCCATCTGGCGCGTTTGTTGCGATGACTCCGGCAGGTCAGAAAAGATTCAATACGAACATAAATAATAATTGGGTTCCAGGCTCATCGAATCCAGGTAGCGCAGATGTGGAATCACACATCAAATATGATATGCAATTAGATTTTTATGGAGCGTTATCTTCGGATTGGGCAAATGTAACTCAGGTATTATTCCGGGATAATTTTGGCGTTGAGAATTTTCCGGCAAACATAGTTCCTTTATATACGAATGACCCGATGCAAATGCCATTGATTGATGGCGAAGAACAATACGAACAAAGATGGAAATTAACAGTGTCTATGCAGTACAATCCTGTTATAACAGTAACACAAGATTTTGCAGCTACTATTGATGTCACTCTCGCAGAAGTAGATCAAACATTCAAACCATAATGAGGTAACTATGAGCACGATTCCTTTTTCACTAATTGCAAATGTAATTCCTTCTGTGCTGACTGCTGGTGGCGAAGCAATCGATTTGAATGGGTTGCTACTCTCGCAAAGTACCTATGCGCCATACGGTCAGGTTTTGCAATTTCCTAATCAGGCTGCTGTAGCATCCTATTTTGGCGCGAATTCAATTGAAGCTCAATTAGCTACCAATTATTTCAGTGGCTATACTGGCGCAACGGCTGCTCCGGGTAATTTATTGATTACACTTTATCCTGAAGCGGCAACAGCCGGTTTTTTGCGTAGCGCTTCATTGGCTTCGATGACATTGGCTCAATTACAAGCATTATCGGGAACGTTGATTCTGACTGTCGCTGGAACTCAATTCACATCAAGCACAATTACATTGTCCGGTGATTCTAGCTTCAGTGCTGCCGCTGCGACAATTCAGGCGGCATTTACTTCGCCAACTTTTACTGTGGTATTCGACTCGACAACGAATGCATTCATTTTCACCACAAGCACAACTGGCACCACTGAAACGATTACATTTGCTACAGGTACATTGGCGACTGGATTGTCATTAACTCAGGCCACAGGTGCCGTATTGTCTCAGGGCGCAGCATTGGCGACACCTGCCGCATTCATGCCAATGATTACCGGCCTGTATAACAACTACGCGACATTCGGCACAACATGGGAATCAATTCTCACTGAAAAAGAAGCGTTTGCAACATGGTCTAACTCTGTCCAGCCGAGATTCTTGTATTGCCCATGTGATTCAGATGTAAATATCCTGACTCCAAACAATACGGTTACTTTCGGTAATTATTTGCAGACAAATAAACTAATTGGGACATGCCCGACTTATGGAACAGTGAATCACGCTGCTTTCGCAATGGGTTATGCTGCATCATTGAATTTCGAAGCATTGAATGGCCGTGCGACACTAGCTTTCCGTTCGCAATCTGGATTGACGCCATATGTCTCCAGTGCATCAGCCTACAAAGCTGCATTGAACAACGGATATAAT